ATCTACATTTGAAACCTCTGTTATGAATAAAGAGTTTAATGTAATAGTACCATTTGTGTAATCTATTGTACCTATGTTATTATTTGTATATGTTCTTGTTTGTCCTACAAGATAATAAAGTCTTACATTACCAGCACCATCTTCATCTAAAAAATATTCGTTAGTTGTATCACCATTAATTTTAAAACCTGATGATGTTAGAACACCACCCGCTGTTGCGTTATGTCCTGAATGTGGATTATAAAATGCATTGTTATAACCTATTGTATAAGTCGTTGCACTTGTTGTAGTAGCAGTAAATGACTTATGCATTTTAACTGTTGTGATATTAGATAAGATTGCCGTATCAACTTTGTTTATTGTTTCAATAAATTTAGAATGTCTAAACACAGTATCGAATTGTTGTAAGTTATCTGTATTGAATTTAGTTATTGCTGAATTTACTAATGCCTTAATACTATCAGTTGATCTTGTTGTTGTCTTAGCATCATACTTAACGTCAACACCTAATTGTAAAAAAGTTGTTTCAGGATCTTCTATAACTGGTGTGATACTTGCAACATTAAAATCTTTTAATTGTGTAATGATATCAGTCTTAGTTGCCTCTGTAAGTGTAGCACCTGTAACAGGTTTGATTGAGATATAAACACGACCATAAGATGGTGTAGTATTATCTTCACCGCCCCATACCTGAACTGACTGTGCGTTTGTATAAATCTGTTTAACTTTACTTTGATAATCTTTTGGCGTAACTGTTCTATTTTGAGAAGCGTATTGTCTTGGTGCATTGAAACGAATACTATCAGGACTTTCTGCTTGTGCCCCATTAGCTGAATTAGTGGCAGTAGTAATAGTCACATCAGAAAAACCACCAATATCACCTGATAAACTAAATGAACTAGCGCCATTACTTTGATTTGCATTTGTAACAAGATAAGATAGTGTTACAATATTACCTGTAGATAATGAGGCACCTAAAACGCCATCACCAAATACAACTTCGTATTGTTGATCTTCAGCACCTTCAAGATAATAAACTTTAGATGAAGAAGTAACATCTGCTAAATCTGTTGCAAGTGTGTATGTGTTTGTTGTTGTATCACTTGTGCTATTTTGTACTGTTACTTTTAAAGTAGTTGTATCAGCAAAATTATTTTTAATTAAAAATCTTTGATCTGCATTTGAGACATCTACTGTAAATTTATTATTAACAATAGTACCTTCGTAAACAGGTAGATTAGAAAAAGTATAAACACCATCATTAGGTGTAATTGTAGTTGAGTCTTTTACAACATAACTAAAAGATACACCATCTACTGAGGTTGTAAATGCTGTGCCTCTTGTTGCTGTTAACGTTGAACCTGTAGCACTATTAACAGTTACGTTTAGAAACGCAACAGGTGATGTTGCACTTCTTGGTGTATATCCAACATGTTTAGCATGTGAGACAATACTATTTCGTAAGTCAGCACTATCTAAAAACATTTCGTTAGCAAGAACGTTTGCATATACAGCATTGTAATGTGTATTGTATGCTAATACATCTAATAGTACAGACATTGTTGATCCTTCAAAATCATAATCTGTTAATTGATCTTGTTGTGATAAAAATGTTTTTAGATTGTCTTTGATATTATCAAAATCTAAATCTGTTACGTTTAATCTTTTTGGCATTATCTACTTCTTTCTAACATTGTTGTTAAGGTTATTAATTCACCTGGTACATTAACTACATAAAAACTAATAGTCACCTCGTATGAGTTAGCATCTGGTTTAGCAGCCGCAGCTACTGATACTAGTCTAGCACGAGGTTCAAAATTTTCAATACACTCTGCAATTGTTCTTTGCAAGATATTGGCAGTAATAGGATTCATAGGTTCAAATAACATTGCTGTCACACTCGAACCTATCTCAGGATGAAAAGGTCTCTCAAAATGATTTGTCAAGATTAGATTTCGTACAGATTGTTTTACTGCGTCAACGTCTGTCTTAACAATCACATCTTTTGTAGAGACATTCTTTTCAAAAGATAATGCAATATCTTTATATAGACGAACTGATCTGGAACTTGCGTTAGTTCTAGAAGCGTCTGTATAACCTGATTGAAGTATTGCCATGCTAACTATTTATATAGTTAACCTGCAAAAACATTAGAAGAACCTGAGGCAGATGCATTTGGTATCCAAGACCCATGACCACCTGTTGCGTCACCTTGTCTATGTACACCTATACCGTTTACAAATACGGTAGTCGATCCACCAGTTGCAGGATCACCACATGATGTTGTGTCACCTATACGAACTGTTGCTGCCGAATTAGTATTCACATTAGGTGAACCACTTGCATATGCTGTTTGATGAAAAGGATTAGGAGTAGGACTCGCATGACCTACATGTTTATCTAATCCTACTCTAGTAACAGCAGGCACTATCTACCTTGCCCTACACTTCTTTTGTGTTGTCTTCTCTTATTTTTATTCTTAGGTCTTGATCTAGAACTATCGCCTATTGATGTTCTTTTCTTAGGTCCCCTCGAATATGTTACTATGTTAATACCCTTGGCCATTATACTTCGTGTTCACAGTTTGCACAACCACACGAACCACATGAACCGCCATTACTACAATGACACCCATGTCCACAGTTTTTACATGTACCCATTACTTTCCTTTTTTCTTAGTAGTCTTCTTTTTCTTTTTGACTACCTTTTTCTTTGTTGTTTTCTTTTCTTTTGGTGGTAATACGTTTTCACTCTTACCCCAATTATTCCATAAATTACTAAAAAATCCCATAAAATCTCCTTTTTCACATGCGACAGTCTGACGCACTCTAGTTAAATCATTGATATATAACACTTTTAATTTCATATTATGTGTATTATTACCTTGACTTTCTACTATTTATAGTGTATTGTATAAGAGTATTTAACAGAAAGGATACATTATGAAAAAACTTGAATTTAACAACCTTGACTTGATATTAGAATATATCAAGAATCCAGAACACAAAAATGTTCTGTTTCTTTTAGAGTGTGCTATTAGAGAAGCAAAATCTTCTTCTAAATCTGAATTTAAAATAGGCGACCACGTTGTATTTGGTAGACCTAATGGTCGTAAGAGACCTGGTGTTATTGTAACACTTAATCCTAAAAAGGCAGTTATTAAAGACACTAACCTTGGTGGTAAGTGGCGTGTGCCTTATTCTATGATGGAGGCTGCGTAATGATTACAGTACAACCTGCACAGAATATCAAAGACGGTATTCAAAAATTAATTAACGCTTCTATTGAAGACTACAATATAGGCACTAAACATGAAAGCATGAAAGAAGAATTTGCTAACTCATGGGTTGTAAAAGAAGGACCAAAGTATATAAAAATAATTAGAAAAGGTTCCGTTCATGCTTTTATAGTGAAGAAAGATTTTAAACATTTCAAAGTAGGTGATGTTTTAAAACCTGCGAGTTGGGCTGCACCTGCATTGAACTCACCAAGAGGTAATGTTCTTGAAGGAAATTACCCAATGCAATGGACTGGTCCATTATACTTAAACTAAACGAAAGGATATATTATGATAATTAAAGTTGGCGATACTGTTGAAGTTAGAAGAGGTTCGTCTTTCAGAATGAGAGACGCTAAGATTGATAACATACAAGTCCCTATGACGGAAGATTATGAGGTATCAGTAATGCAAGTTGATACTGAAAAACATCCTGTAGGTACAATCACTTATGAGGATGTAACATTTGATAATGCCGAAGGCAATATGCATTGGGCAAGATTTAATCAAATACAATGCTAGAAAAAATTTTAAAGTGTAAAATTAAATATGATAAACTTGCATTGAGAGAACCAAGAACTGGTCAGCAAGTGTATGACCGTATCGTTTGGGAAAGACTTCGAAAAATCTTAATTCAACGATACGGTCGATTTGATTAACCTCTCACTTCTTCCGTTGCGACAGGTGTTTCTATTTCATCGCCTGATGGCATTTCAATAGTTATTTTTGGTACAGGCAAATCGTCAATGACGCTTACTGCCTTCTCACCATAGTAATGACCTAACCAAAAAGCACCAATGACAATCAGTACATATATGATTTTTTTGATCATGATTTTTAACCTATGCTTTCCATCGTTGCCATAAGTTAGCAGCGATCCAAGCAATCAGACCCCATTTGACTAATGCCATTACCGGTAGTATACCAGTAAAGATAGCAATTGCTAAAATAATTAGTCCGTAGTCTTTCCATGCTCCTAAGTCTTTTATCCATTTATCCATGAATTTTCTCCTTTGTTATATTAATTTAGAACGTGAACTTGGTTCCTACACTATAGTGTTGTAGGTCTGTTCCAGTATCCAAATCGTCTTGTTGCATTTCTGCATAGACGGTTAGGCTATCTGTCATACTGTGACTTAATCCATAAGTCAGGTATGTACCAGTTCCTTCTTTGTCTCCATATCCTATTGTTATTGCTTTCCAACCAACAGTTGCTTCCATACCTACTAGGTCTGTTGCGGCATCTTTGATTGTATACGTTGAAGCGATAGTAATATCGCCCACACTTGCGGATGCACCTGCACCCCAATATGATATATCATTTACTACATCATCAGCATAACCAGCAGATACGTCAATACCATTTATAGAATGTGAAAGAGTTGCCTCCCATACATCTATACCGTCTTGACCTGCACTACCATCAATCATACCCATTACAGCAAAACTGCCGTTATCAAGTTTGATTGTGTTAGATGATCTATCACCATATTTAAATACGGCGTTTGAACCATACACTTCAAAGTTTCCAGTTTGTGAAACAGAAGCGAATGGG